AAAAATCCATTTGGGGATGGTGATATTACTTTTTCTAACCCCCCTTCTCAACTACAAAACCTTAATCCGTTTTTTAATCAGGCTGAATCGTTTGGTTATGAAAATCTTAAAAAACAATTTGACAAAAAACCTAGTTCTTTAGAGGAGTTGCTTGGAGTCACTCCCGTTTCTAAAACCATTGGAGAAGTAATTCAAAGCACTGGGGGCTCCACGGGCGGTGGAGGATCTGCTACAGGTAGTGGCGACGATCCCGGTAGTGGCGGTGGAGGTGGAGATACTCCTGCTCCCGGCACGGGTGGAGGTGGAGGTTCTACATCTTTTTTTGCGCCTGCAATGAAGTCTGCCCCAACAAGCACCGCAGTCACCGAACCGATCAACACGGACCCAAGGTTTCAACCACTTTTCCCTCAACAGCCTATACAGCCGGTAGAAGGGCTTTACCCAATACCTACCTCCCCCTCTCCCCAAGGAGGACCTGCCATGCCTCAACCCGCCCCTATACCTATTGAGGCTCAACCTACAGTTATGCCTCCTGCACAATCCGTTCCCGCTGTTATCCCTCCACCAACCTTTGCAGATGTAATGGCTCAAGGTGGTACACAAGGCCAAGCAGGAATTAATCCATACTTTCAGGCTCTTGAACAACTTAATGCGTCTAGGGCCTATTCTCCGATTATGGGTATGAAGGGCGGTGGTGGAATAATGTCGTTACAAAAAAGAATGTTAATGGCCCCCGCTTCACGGTCCATGTCACAAGGGATTATGTCGTAATGTCCGCAAAACCATCTATAACGGAACTTATGGAAGATTTGTTTAGGCGTGAAGGTATCGCTAGTTTAGATAACAAACGTGCAAAACTACAAGTTTTAGTAGAGGACGGCTATATGACCCCCAATGAAGCTGCTTCGATTATAGAGCAGTATAAAAGAAACAAGGGTATGGCAAACGGTGGAGATGTACGAAGTGGTATAGGTTCTTTTATATCCCGTATGAATAAGGGTGGAGAAGCTCTTAATAATATTTTAAGCGGAATTGATACTATTTTTAAAGGACTTATTCAAGTAGAAAGCAGAGGAAACCCTAATGCTGTAAGCCCCACGGGAGCTATTGGATTATCTCAAGTTTTAACTTCAACTGCAATGGAACCCGGAAATAATGTTGAAGACATTTTTGAAATTGCTAAGAGGAACGGAGTGCCTTTTGCAGAAAAATCAAAAGAAGAGGCAAAAAGACTTTTGTTTAATCCTAATTTAAACGTGCAATTTGGCAAACAGTATTTAGGCGCAATGATTGAAAGGTTTGGGAATGTAAAAGATGCTTTATTAGCTTATAATGCAGGCCCGACAACGGTTGACCGATTTATAGATGGAGGTCGGGACGTAACCCTTCTAACGGATGAAGCACAAGGTTATGTACCAAAGGTTATGCAAGCATTAGGAGCGGGAGACTTTGGTTTTGAAAACGTCCCTACGGTACCTGTAGAAGAACAAAAACCATTTAGTGAGGTTTTGCCCAAAACATTTAGCGCACAAGGATTAGACTTCCTAAAGTCCGAAGATCCTATAAATCCTGTATACACAGTTATTCCTCAATCACGGCCCACGGACCTTGTTGCGGAGTTAGGTTTACCGGGCGACGTAATGAGAGAGTCTCAAATGCCTATGGCTAGACCAGAGGAACTAGCTATGTCCGAAGAAGAACCCATTACATTAGCCAGTTCCGCGCCGCCTCTCCGAAGACCTTTTGAGATAAACTAATTTTATTTCTAAGAGCCTCCAGTATCTTTTCATCTATAGTATTAGGACAAACTAAATCTATATAAGTTACATTTTTGGTTTGACCAATACGATGCGCTCTGTCTTCACTTTGTAGCCTGCTCTCTAAATCGTAGCTGTTGCTATAGTAAATGACGGTGCTTGCAGCGGACAAAGTAATGCCATATCCCCCTGTTTTTGGTTGACCTACAAAAAACCGTAAGTTAGAATCCTTTTCTTGAAATTTTTCAACAATAGCTTGTCGGTCTTCTTGAGGTGTCTCACCATAATAAAGTGCGACAGATTCGGGCCCAAATCTGTCGCGCAGGGCTTGAGCTATCTGTTGAATATCAAATGTAAATGATGCCCAAATGATAGCTTTTCCCTGTAACTCGTCCGTAATGTCCAACAATTCATTTAATCTATTGTTAGCTAACGGACGGATTTCTCCTACGTCGGGTTGAAAGAACCCACAACATATCTGTTGTAAACGCATAATTTGTGTTAAAACACTAGCTGTAGTAGACAACTCTCCGTTATCTAATTGAGCTAATGCAAGTTTTTTCATTTGAGTGTAAACGATGCTTTGTTCGTCAGACAAAGCAATGTTACGTCTGGTATAAAGCTTGTCGGGCAAATCCAAACAATCTTCTTTCAGCGTTCTAATACTAAATTCTTCTAGCCTTCCGTTTAACTCTTCAAGGTTCCTATAACCTACAATTTCTTGAAAGGACCTCGCCCCAAAGGATCTTTGTTTGATGACCGCGTACCGCCCTTGAAAAGCGTAATAACTTTTAAAGTTCAAAGCACTAGTAGATAAAAAAGAACATTGGCTAAATAAATCCATTGGGCTCTTAGTAATAGGGGATCCTGTTAAAATTCTACGGTAACTACTATACCCTTTAAGGTTCATTAAATTCTTTGTACGTGAAGCACTCCTGTTTTTTATAGTGGTGCTTTCATCTACAATAATCATATTGTCTTCATTATGTATAAGAAATGTTCCTGCTACAGAAGTTCCTTTCCCCGTAGACAACGCCTCTATATTCATTACAAAAATCTTTAAACCTTCAAACTTTTCTTGAATAAAACTTTCTAATTCTTTTTGAAACGTAATAGTTTTTTTAGGTTGCCACCTTAAAATTTTTGTAGGGATTTCATCAGAAAGATGTTTAGGAATTTCTGCTTGAATCCAGTTATCATATACGCCTTTTGGTGCAATAATTAAGGCAGCATTAACCTTATTTTCTGTGTATAACAGCCCTAAGTTATCTAAGGCTACCTTAGTCTTGCCTGTGCCCATTTCCATAAAGAAAGCGTAATATTTTTCGTTACGAGCTTTCTCTAACGCCTCTGCCTGATGTTCAAAGGGTTTAGTTTTAAATTTATATGTCATTTTTACCTCTTGACACCATCTTATAATATCTTATATGTTGAAGTCAAGATCATAAAAAGATCTTTAACAACGAAAAAGGAACGACGAATGAGTAATTTATTTGAACAGATGGAGAAAGAGTCTTCTTCTAACATTGAAAACTTAGAGCAGAATGATTTAACTTCGGTTGCATCATTAGCAAAAAAACAAAAAAATCAGGAACAAAAGGTTAAGGACTTGGATACTGAGTTGAAAGAAGCCAAGAAAGAGCTTCTGCGAATCAGTGACGAAGAGATACCTAACCTTATGACGGAAACAGGGTTGTCTTCATTTAAGCTCGACGATGGCTCTTCTCTTGAAATCAAAAACATCTATGGGGCTTCTATTCTTGTGGCTAATCGTGAGAAAGCTTACGACTGGTTAAGGGATCATGGTCACGACGACATTATTAAAAATAAAGTTGTCGCTACTTTTGGTCGTGGTCAAGAAGAAGACGCAGAGATTTTTATGCGGGTTGCTTACGACAATGGCGTAGCAACCGATCAAGAGTCCAAAATAGAACCACAAACCCTAAAGGCTTGGGTTAAAGAGAGAATGGAAGCAGGCGAAGAGTTCCCTATGGAATTGTTTGGTGCTTTCATTGGACAAAGAGCAATCATTAAAGGAGGTAACAAATGAATAATTCTGTACAAGAAAAGAAGAAAAGTGCCGTGGCTATGTTTGACGCATCTATGATGGAAGCGGATGCGGGGTCTGGTATAAACGATTTAGGAAGTGATGATCTGGCTCTTCCTTTTCTTAAAATCTTATCTGGTCTTGATTCTAAATTAGATGATTTAGACAATGCTAAAAGAGGTGACATAATTAATAGCGTCACTGATGAGGTTTACAAAGGTAAGGAAGGGTTAGACGTAGTGCCTTGCGCGTATGAGCGTGTTTATATTCAATGGACTCCTCGTGGGGATGGCAGCGGGGCTCCTTCAAACGTCTACAAAAGCAAGGAAGATTGTCCAGAGATTGAAAGAAGTAAGGAAGATAATAAAGACTATCTTACAGACGGTTCTGGTCAATACATTGAAGAAACTCATCAACACTACGTCTTAGTTCTAAAAGAAGATGGGTCCGCGGACCAAGCATTAATTGCTATGAAATCTACACAACTTAAAAAGTCGCGTAAATGGAATAGTATGATGCTCTCCGCTACAGTAAAGGGTAAGAACGGTATGTTCACACCTCCTCGTTTTGGATTTGTATATCATTTAAAATCTGTGGGGGAAGAAAACTCTAAAGGGTCTTGGCATGGATGGGAGATGTCCAGAAAAGAACCCGTGAGTTCTGCTGATGTTTACGGTAAAGCGAAAGCTTTTTCCGAAAGCATTAAAAAAGGTGGAATTGTCGTTAAGCACGAAAAAGAAGACGTTCCCTTCTAATGTCCATAGATAAGTTTTCATCAATCTTCGACGGATTGATGGAAGCCTACGGTACTTACAAAGTTGAAAAGACACAAGTAAACGGTAAGAATACTGGTAAGGCTTCCATCATCCGCGAACCACGGACCTCAAGTCTTTGGGAGGGTCATTTATCAGGCAAAGGAACCGCGCTTGGTATTATACCTATCAACAAAGACAACTTGTGTAAGTGGGGGTGTATTGATGTAGATCAGTATCCATTGGATCACAAGGTTCTCGTGGAGAAAATACGGAAATTAAAACTACCTTTAGTGGTGTGTCGCTCCAAGTCTGGTGGCGCACACTGCTTTCTTTTTCTTTCCGATTGGGTAGAGGCCAGAGATTTACAACAGACACTACAACATATCAGTGCCGCCTTAGGCTATGGCGACAGTGAGATATTTCCAAAGCAGGTTAAACTGAATTTAGAACGAGGGGATGTAGGTAATTTCCTTAACTTGCCGTATTACGACCATGAGGGGGGCCTACGGTACGCTTTCCTTGATGATGGCACTTCCGCTACCCTTGAGGAGTTTATCGCCCTGTACGAGCGTTTTAAGCAGACTCCAGAGCAAATGAAGAAACTAAGGGTGGAAGAGCAACCAGAGTTTGCCTCCATGAAAGATGGACCGCCTTGCTTACAAATTTTAATGGGCGGTAAAATATCAGAGGGAGGACGTAACAACGGCCTGTTTAGCATCGGCGTTTATTTAAGAAAAGCTTTTCCTGACTCATGGGAGAGTGAAATCCTTACTTACAATATGCAATACTTAGAACCGCCTTTGCCTCTTAACGAGGTTAATGTGGTAGCAACACAGTTACGTCGTAAGGACTACGCTTATAAGTGTTCTGATTCACCTATTAACGCTCACTGTAATAAAGAACTTTGTCAAACAAGACGTTACGGTATTGGGTCTGCTGTACAAGGTGCAAACATTGCTAATCTTAGAAAATACAATTCTACCCCGCCGGTATGGTTTATTGATGTAAACGGTGAGCCTCTTGAACTAGATACGGATGCCTTGATGAGCCAACTCATGTTTCAAAAATCTTGCATGGAGCAACTAAACATGATGCCACGGACAATTTCTAAAAACTTATGGGAAAGTCGCATTAGTGCTTTGATGACAGAGATGAAGGAAAACGAAAGTGCGATTATGGAAGTGTCTCAGGACGCAAGTATCAGCGGACAGTTTTATGACTACTTAGAAGAGTTTTGTCGGCATCTACAACAAGCACAGGATAGAGAAGAAATCTTGTTACGCAAGCCGTGGACTGACGAAGAAGAAGGGTTTACTTATTTCAGGCTTAAAGATTTTGAAAGTCACCTTAAAAAGAATAGGTTCTTTGAGTATAAATCACACAAGGTTGCTCAGAGACTCAGAGACATACAAGGTGAAAGCACAGTATTAAGAATAAAGGGTTCTGCGGTAAGGGTTTGGAAGATACCGGCTCTTGAGTTTATACCGGTAGAAGTTTCTACCCCAGAGTTCGGTGACAAAAGAAAGGCCCCTTGGTAATGTTTAGAATTTTTGGTCCGCCCGGTACAGGTAAAACCACTACACTACTTAACATGGTGGACAAGGCGTTAACTTCGGGCGTGGCTCCAAATAAAATAGCCTTTCTAGCTTTTACACGGAAAGCGGCCCACGAAGCCAAAGAACGCGCCTGTGAGCGGTTTAAACTAGATGCACAGAAAGATCTACCTTACTTTCGGACCTTGCATAGTTTGGCCCTTACATTGTCCGATATAAAACCCGCACAGGTCATGCAGGCAGAGAACTACAGGGAACTTTCCGATAAGTTAGGTGTTACCCTCCATGTAGACAGACCGTCTTCAGATGACCTACCTGATATGTTAAGGGCCCACGATCCGATATTAGGTTTAATTAACTTAGCTAGATTGCGTAATGTACCCTTAAAAAAGCAATATGATCTAAGCTCAGTGGACGAACCTTGGGTAACAGTAGACTATGTTGCGAGAGGGTATTTAAAATACAAGGAGGCCAACGGCCTACACGACTTTACAGATATGTTAGAGCAGTTTGTTGTACACTCACATAATTATTGTCCTGAGTTTGATCTTTGCTTTTTAGATGAGGCTCAGGACCTATCGCCTTTACAATGGCAAATTGCAGACCTTTTGGAAAAGAAATCAAAGAAGATGTACTGTGCAGGAGACGACGATCAGGCTATCTACAAGTGGGCAGGGGCAGACGTACATCATTTTATATCTATGGACGGCCCTTCCGAAACCTTGTCCCAATCCTACCGCGTCCCAAAAAGAATATATGAAGTGGCGAAAAAAGTTACAACACGAATAAAAATCCGTCACGCAAAGAAATATGAACCTACCAATGACGAGGGCTATGTAAATCGAATTTGGGATCTAAACCAATTAGATATGTCTCAAGGAGAATGGCTCATTCTAGCGCAGGCGGGCTATCAACTAGGGCCTGTAAAGGAAACACTCAAGTCCAATGGACTACTGTTTGAATACCGTGGCTCACGGTCCATCAACGAAAAAATAAGTGTTGCGGTTAATGCTTGGGAGGATTTACGCAAGGAAAAGCCTATCTTAGGAAGAGAAGCACGGTCCATGTACAACTATATGTCTATCGGAGTTGGGGTCAAACGCGGGTTTAAAAAACTTACTGGTTTAGATGACGACGATATGATTACTTATCTTGAATTAAAAAACAGTTTTGGTCTATTAAAAGACCTAACGGAAATATGGCATCTTGCGCTTGACAAAATTCCCGAAGAGGAAAGGGCGTACATCATTGCCATGTTGAGGCGGGGAGAAAAGTTTAATGGCATTCCCCGCATTTCAGTGTCCACGATCCACGGATCAAAGGGAGGCGAGGCGGATAATGTCGTATTACANACCGACTTGTCATGGGCCGCTGAACAAAGCTCACGTTTAGAACCCGATGATATTCATCGGGTTTTTTACGTGGGTATAACACGGGCAAANGAAAATCTTTATATCGTCGAACCACAAGACGCAACAAGGAGTTACGANTTATGAAACGAGCAGAAGTATTAAAAAAAGCAGAGTTAATGATTAACGGCCCACGGGCCAAGGACTACGGAGATTCTTATACAAACCATGAGCGCATTGCTAAAATGTGGTCTGTTTTATTAGGAAAGGAAGTAACCGTGGCTCAAGTCTATCAGTGCATGATTGCGGTTAAACTAAGCCGATTAATTCAAACCCCCGAACATGAAGACAGTTGGCTTGATATTTGCGGGTATGGTGCTTTGGGAGGAGAGAAGTAATGTCTTTAGGATTGTTAAAAATTGAGAACGCTATTGAGGAGTTTCGGAAGCTGAAAGTTAATGGAGGGTACGCAACGAGTCTACCAACCCAAACCATATTAGTTTTTTTGATGATAGCTCGAGGTCACCAAGAAGCAGAAGCGTCAATGGATCAAAGAGCTAAGAATGATTGTTACGTCACTGTCTCTATAATTAGATCCCAGTTACAACTTACGACAGCTTCAGCTAGTAGAAATGTTGCTATTCTTGGTGATAGATCACCAAGGAAAAACAAAGTAAATTCCGAGACAGGAGAATTGGATTATGGAGAGGGTTACTTCTTAGTAGAAACTAAGGAAAACCCAAGAAATAAATCTTCCAAGTTTCTGATGCTTACTGATAAGGGTGTAAACTTACTAAGAACCTTAGAACGAATTCTGAGAGTACGAGATTTAGACCAATTAGAAGACAGAATAAAGATTAAAAGTATTGTTATAGACCCTAGAGAGGGGACAGACCCCAAAACAAAATTGAAGTCAGGTCGAAAAAAAGAAATTTTGGAGGCTCTTAATTACCATAGAACCCACGGAGCAAACCAAGAAGAATTAATTCATATGTGTGAGGTTTTACTTAAAAGTGAAGGATTGTCTGAAGAAGAAATTAAAAGAAACACAGCGAAGTTTGTAAATGTAGATATTTTTTTGAAAAACCAATAACAAGAGGGAGGGTTCAATGCCTTTACAATTAACAATGCTTGCACCTAAGAGTGAATGGGTGCCCCCGCACGAACTACCCGATCTCAGTAACTGTAAACAAATTGCGATTGACGTGGAAACAAGAGATCCAAACATAAAAACAAAAGGTCCCGGTTGGCCTACAGGCGACGGAGAGATTGTCGGTTACGCTATTGCCACGGAAGATTGGGCTCATTATGTACCTATTCGTCATTTTGGTGGAGGTAATTTAGACGAAAAAATCGTAAACAGGTGGCTCAAGAAGGTTTTTGAGAGCCCTGCGGATAAAATTATGCACAATGCACAGTATGATGCAGGTTGGATACGTCGGTCTGGTTTTAAAATTAACGGAAAAATCATTGACACAATGGTTATCGCGGCTTTGTTGGACGAAAATCGTTTTAGTTACAGTTTGAATGCGCTTTCTTACGATTATTTAAGCAAAACTAAGTCTGAAAAAGAACTAAATGCCGCGGCGTCGGCCTTTGGAATAGATCCAAAAGCTGAAATGTGGAAAATGCCCTCCATGTTTGTTGGACCTTACGCCACGGACGACGCAAAACTGACATTGGAACTTTGGAAGTATTTTTCAATAGAGATTAACAAACAGGGTTTGGCAAAAATTGCAGAGTTAGAACTAAAACTCTTACCCTGTTTGATAGATATGACTTGGCAAGGTGTTAGAGTTGATCTGGATAAGGCTGAAATACTTAGAAATACTTTAGCCAAACGGGAAAAAGAAACTTTACACAAAATAAAACGACTTACCGGCGTAGAAATAGAGGTGTGGGCGGCTCAATCTATAGCTAAAGCCTTTGATAAACTTAATATTAAGTACGAAAGAACGGAAAAAGGAGCCCCGTCCTTTACAAAATCCTTTCTAAAAGAACATCCGCACGAACTTTCCAAGCTCATTGTGGACGTAAGGAACTTAAATAAGACCAATGGCACGTTTATTAACACTATTTTAAAGCATTGTCATAAGGACAGTCGGATACATAGTCATATTAATCAGATTAGATCCGACCAAGGGGGCACCGTTTCTGGCAGAATCTCTATGAACAACCCCAATTTACAGCAGATCCCCGCTAGAGATCCCGAATTAGGGCCAATGATTCGTTCTTTGTTTCTACCAGAAGAAGGAGAACAATGGGCTTCTATTGATTTCTCGCAACAGGAACCGCGGATCTTGGTTCATTACGCTCATGTATTCGGTATTTCCCGAAAAATACCCTTAAAAGGGGCTTTGGAGTTTGTGGAAGCCTATAATGAGGACCCGACTACCGATTTTCATACTATGGTTGCAGAAATGGCACAGATAGCCCGAAAGTCCGCTAAGACCATCAACCTTGGTATGATGTATGGAATGGGTGTTAATAAGCTTTCAGAGCAGTTGGGCATAGAGGTTGACGAGGCTAAGTCCATTATCCGTCAGTACCATGAGAGAGTGCCTTTTGTGAAGGGTTTGATGCACGGTGTTATGAACCATTTAAACGAGAGAGATAGCTCAGGCTCAGTAAGATCGTTGCTTGGCAGAAAATGTCGCTTTGATTTGTGGGAACCAGACCGATTTGAAATGAACAAGGCCCTGCCTTTTAAGCAAGCTGTACAGGAGTATGGTAAAACCACTAAGCTAAAACGAGCTTACACTTACAAAGCTTTAAACAGGCTTATTCAAGCCTCCGCCGCCGACATGACAAAGCAGGCTATGGTAGATATATACCAATCAGGGCGCATACCCCTAATACAAATACACGACGAATTGGCTATTTCTGTAAAAGATAGACCGGATGCAGAAAACATTTCCCGAATCATGGAAAATGCAGTATCTTTGGAGGTGCCCAACAAATGCGATGTGGAGGTGGGTCGCAGTTGGGGAACTGCCTGTTAGTGAACTAAATCAAGTGGTTTTACCTCCCAATCCCCTCCAACTTGTGCCTCCTTCTTTCCTCCCTTAGTGGGAGGCACATTTTTTTCTTGAAATATCCAATAAAATCTTATATGTTCTCATCAAAGGAGATTAAAAATGGATAATTTTGAAGAAAAAATGGAAGATCTTTGGATTGATGAACAAATAGAAAATTCGGAACAAGAGATGCACGAACTTATTGCAGACCTTTCGCCAGATCAAAAGAAAGTATACGAAGTAATGGCAAGAGGTAAACAAATGGTACAGGAACATACTTTTATCCTAAAAAGTATTTTAAAAAATTATTAATCTTATAAAGGAGATTAAAAATGGATACGACTAAATGGAAAAGTGTGCTTGTACCCGTAGAAGTGTACAAAGAATTAAAAACCTTGTCCCGCGAACAAGGTCGAACTATGGGCGGACAGTTAAAAATTATGTATCAAGTCTATGAAGCATATCAAAGAAAAGAACTAGTGCCCTCTGAAGAAAGAGTTTGACACATCCCATAAAATCCCTTATCAATAGAATCACTGTAAAGTAGATATGCAGGTAATTGAGAGATTCGCAATCGTTTAGTTTCTGCGTTTCTATCTTACAAAGTTAGCCCTCGTAAAGAACTCCATGTAAAACAAAACATCTTTACGAGGGCTTTTATTTTTCTTAACATAACGTCTATGGACATAGAAGAATTAAACAAAGATTTCAACATAGGTATAGAGCTAACTGGTGAACTCCTAGATAGTTTAGAAAAAGAGGGCATTAATATAATGCCCGCGCTTCACGGATCGCTGATTACGGTCCTATATAAAGTGATTCGTATTAGCCCCGACAAAGAAACCGCCTTAGCGGTTATTAGCTCCTGTATAGCTAAATCAGTCGTTAAATCCTTAACGGAAGATGGCTTAAATACAAAGCATTGACAACCCTTCCCATAATATCGCATACTACCTGTATGTTAAAAATGGAGAATCAAATGAACTTAGAAAAACCAAATAATCTTTACGAGGCTGTTGTGATGGGCTTGTTTTTATCTGTAACCGCGCCCAACGATAAAAAGTCAGAAGAAGCTAGAATCTTAACTGAAAGCCTCATGGGAGGTTTGTCTAGAACAGAATTAGATCGCGCATTTAAAGAAGCTGAACAGTATTTAAAAATTTCTTGAGAAAGTTAAACTATGAAAGACAAAAAGAAAACATTAAAGGAACAATTTTCTATTCATAATTTTTACAATAGAAAAGCCAACAGGCAGTGGGCTAACTCTAATGGAAGTAACTCAGCGGGAAGAGGTAGTAGAAGTCTATACAATACTTCCCCCAAACTTATAGAATATTTAAAAAAAACAAGGAGGTGTGATGGACAGCCAACTTAATCCGGCAGAGCAGTACGAATTAAAGTTTTTAAGAAAACAAGTAGATAATCTAGCTGAGAGAAGAATTAATTTAAGAGATCACGAAAATGTAGTTCAAGACTACCTCAGATCCGTTAGAGAATTAAAACAGTTTGTTTTTAAATTAAGACAATTAGGCAGGGAAATATGATTAGCGGCGGGTTTGTTATAGGCACAGCAACTTTTTATAGTTTTCTGGTTGTGCTTAATTATCCGTCGCTCGAAGAATGTAACCAAGCCCAACTTAAAATTCATGGAAATAGTCGATGGTACACAGAAGACATGACTTGTTTTAAAACTTACAAAACTATCTATCAATCAATCGCACCACCCCTCCCACGACCAAAAAACCTAAAGGAATAAGAAATGTTGAAAGCAGACGGATTTGATGCCGCTTTAATTGGGCTTGGTAGAAGATGTTCCCAAGAGGACGTTCTTGTTTATGATTTCGATAAAGCCGTGAAAATTCTCGTTGACCGCGATAAAATGGCAGTAGACGAGGCTATGGAGTTTTTAGAGTATAATACATTAGGCGCATGGGTAGGAGAAGAAACGCCCATGTTTGTATTTTCAATGACAATGGAGGAAGTAGATGAGATGTAATAGATGCGGGTGTGAAGCAAAAACTATCTATGTCCACGGACATGAACAATGTTCCCAGTGCAAATCCGTGGTCGAGGATTGCTGTCAGGGGACCACCGCTCAAAACGATAAGTACGAAGACATAAATACAGACTTTATCGTAGGTCAAAAGAAATGAGTTCAACTTTAAGTGTAACAACCCCGCTATGGAATTAGTATTCTACACCTGTCTTTTTATCGGACTATGCTACCTCGTAGTCGGACTATTAATAGTGTTTTTGTATAAGTGACATTTTTGTTACACTTGACAGTATAAGATTTATCCTATACCCTATATATAGTGATTCGTAAAATTAAACATGGAGTTTAAAAATGAAAAAAAGTTTTTTAAAAAATTACCTTGAAGATCTTGAACATTTAGCATCGCAAGGATTGGATTCACTTAATTATTGTACAAATGGAACACCTGAATTTAAAAACAAAAAAGAGTTTGTAAAATACATTTTTGATTTAAAAAAATGTATAGATGTTGAAGAAGCAGGTTAATGGTGTAGATAAATCCCCTAGTAGTACACCGTTAGGGACCCTCAAATAACATTGTAAGTTAGCTAACAAACAAAGCCCCGTGGTTCACGGGGCTTTTATTATTTAAAACGGAGAGTTTTCCATATTAGTGTTGTAAGCTAAATTAATCGGAGGCTCTTCAAGAAGATTCCCTATGCCTAATCCCGCAGGAGCCACACCCTTACCCTTAAACGCCTTAAACATCATTTGTTGTTGTTCCTGAGGAGATAGCTGAGGCGCATTAGACGAACCCCCAAAACCTAATGCAGCAGGAGCATTGTATTCCATAGCAGGGTTATAATTATATTGAGAAACAGAACCGTCATTTAATGTAGGATTAGTTTTAACGTCTACACCGGCTCCAACACCCAAGCCCACGGACGACGGGACAAAAGAAGGAGGTTTAGGCATGTTAAAAGAAGGAGGTAAACCAATACCTCCACTTTCATCCATAAAAGAAGGAACTTTAGGCATGTTAAACGCCGGAGGTAAACCAATACCTCCACCACCCTCTATTGGGGTAGGGGCCAACATAGGCGGTATAGTCGTCGGACCCATATAAGTCTGACTATTACTGTTAGGACCCATCATGTCAATCTTAGGTGCAGGGAAACCCATGTCAGAAGGTGATATAGTAGTAGCAAACGGGGAAGTAGTAAACGGGGCAGGAGAAGTCGGTTGCGTAATTTGATTAACGGAATTAAAACCACCGCCTAACTGACCCGTGGTAGACATGCCACCACCACCACCGCTAAAATTCGGAAACGCTTCAGATACCAAAGATTGTATACCGCTCATCACTCCACCAACTTTTTGTTGGGCGTTCCGTTGAGCCGAACCCATAGCGTCCGTCATAGCATAGTTCATNAANAANCCTTCAATGCCNGAAAACGGCGAACCGCCTNNNCCTGCCAAAAGANGNNGNTNCAAAAACCTCTGTAGGTTTTGCGGTCATGTAAAAATCATCTGAGGCGAGTTGTCCTGACATAAATAGAATTATACTTAATCCCAAGCAGAATAACAATATTTATTGTTGTTGTTGTTACAGTTACTTCTATAGGGCTAGAAAATAAAAAAAATATTTTTTAGTGAAAATAAGGTGTAACAGGTGTAACGGTGTAACATTGTGTCTCAAACCCCTATATATAAGGGCAAAAGTGTGTTACACAAACCGTTACACCTTCACTTTCAAAAGTGTAACAGGCTAAATCGCCTTAATGCGATTATTTTCGGTTTTTTTAAAAAAATAAATTTCTGGACCTATATAAGTATTCTGTTGTACATATATAGGAAAAGACCTATAACTGGAGTACGTTATGAAAGAACCTTTGAACAAAAGCTCTGATTTGGATTTTAAAAAAATCCCTAGATCCCTAGTATTAAACAATAATCCCAAACCATCTTGGCGAAAAGAAAAGCCCCCTAAAAATCCAAATGAGAAACGCGGTAAAGTTAGAGTGCATGAAGGTCAGAAACTTACGCGCAAACAAGAACTGTTTGTAAAAGAACTGGTAAGTAACGACGGTCAGATAACTTTGATTGAGGCGGCAGAAAGAGCGGGCTATGCAAAAAGCTCAACTCATGTAAGAGCTTACGAATTAACTAACCCGCACGTCAGCCCGCATGTCGTTGCCGCAATTAAAAGAGAACGTGATATTTTAGACGAAAAGTTTGGAGTAAATTATTCTCGACANATTAAAGACCTTCAACGCATTAGAGATATAGCTTTGGAAAACGGNGCTTATTCCGCCGCGGTTCAGGCTGAGTATAGNNGAGGAATGGCTCAAGGNGATATTTATGTNAACAAATCTGAAATAAGACACGGNTCAATAGATAGCATGNNCAAAGATGAAGTCGTGAAAGCAATCGAGGAAATAAAAAAGTCTTATGGTGAGCAAACCATTGATATTACCCCAGACGGGGAAGAAGGAAGCGGGCCTTTATCAACAACTGAAGTCAGCGATAAAGAAGTCGAATAGAAATTTAGTTCTTACTAGGATTGAGAACTGGGCGGGGCAAGGTATTCCAGATCTGTTAGTCTGTGATGAAAAAGGTATTTTTCATTTTATAGAATTAAAGTTTGTCAAAGCTAACGCAGTTAATCTTAGCCCTCATCAGGTTGCTTGGCTGACCAGACATAAGCACAGTAGCTCGTGGGTGTTAATAAAAAAACAAAACAATTTTAATATTAAAGCTGAACTATATTTATATAAGGCGGATCAAGCGATTAATCTTAAAACAAATGGTTTAAAGACAGAACCAGTAGGATCTTGGAAAGCACCTTTTGATTGGGAAAAATTATGGGGCTTGATCTATCCCATATAATTCTATATCCTTAACGAATCACAATTACATGGAGGTTAAGTGATGACGCAACCAATTTACCCAACAGCTAATAGCCTTAAAACTAATGATGCCTTAACCGAATATGGCAAAGAAATTTATTCTATATTAGATAAAGTTATTGCCAAATCAAAAGAATGGTTTGATGAAATAAAAACGGATAGAGATAATAAAGTAGATGAAAACTATATATGTGGATTTGAAATTGAGGGACATTGTTTTGATATTGATATCTGGGACGGTCAGGCACTTTCTGATGATGGTCAATATCATTGTCAGATAATCGAATGTTTTGATGATGGTCAATATCATTCACGGGAAGATCGTGGTCAATATCTTTGGTCTGTTGGAATATCTGAAGTTACAAAAAGGAGGTGATTGAATGTTCATACCATCTCGATCCATTAAAAGAATTGCATATGCTTTTCCAACATCAACACTAGCAAAGGAACTAGGTTTCTATAATAACGGCTGTTTCTTTGTGGAGTATGAATCAAAGAATGAATCTAACGCTATTTATACTTGGCATGATACGCAAATCGGTGGATTTAAAACCATATGCTCAGATTTGGTAAAAGCATTTTCTGAAAGAAAAGCGGCTATTTGTAAAGCCTCAACCTATTACAATCCAGAATATTACAAAGGAGGGGATTAAATGTTTATTTTAACTTGGATTGGTAAGTTATTATATGGGGACAAGTACGACGAAGTAATGAGAAAAGCTAATAAAACAAGACGCAGAAGGAAATAAAATTATGAATAAAAAAAATTTAGTCGATTGGGTGGGGGATATTATTTTAGTTTTAATGTTATCTGTATCTATTTTTATAATGTTTTTGTTTTAGGAGTACATAACATGAAATATTTACACAACGATCCGGAGGACCTTGAAAACCGTTATTTTTTTGAAGGTCTAAATACTTTAGATAGCCTAAGTTATTTTGATTCAGATAACCTTTTAAAAAAAATTATTGATGATTGGATTGTAAAATATTCAACAGATGAAGGTCATACGGAGGAGATTTGGAAAGCTTATGACAGAATTAAAAACAAATAAAAACGGATCTTTTTAAAATAATCAAGGCGGGTTATTTACAATCCGCCTTTTTTAATGTTACATGTATGGGATAAACAACATACATGGAGAATAAAATGTTAAAAACCGTTGAATTATCGACAGCCACAAAGACTAAAGGCGTTTCAGTAACCTATAGATCTGGCGCAACTAATATGTATAACACTTGTCCAATCTCATGTAGTTTAAATAGTTCTGGTTATGGCACGAATACTATTGATAAAGAATATCTTAACGTATTATCTAACTATGTACCAAGGCGGGGATATAGTTGGACGTATACGCATTTTTTAATTGATAATAAATATTTTAACCAACCAAATAAAGCGGTCATTAATTATAGTACGGATAGTATAGAATCAGCTAAACATCATTTTAATTATGAAAAGCCAGTAGTTACTGTAGTTAACCCAGATTACTGGGGGTCAAGTAAATATAAAGTAGAAGATTCAATTAAAGTTATTAGATGCCCCGCGGAATATTTAAATAATTTTTCGTGTCGGGATTGTGGAAGCGGTCAACCTTTATGCGCTAGATTTAATAGAGATTATATTATTGGTTTTACCGGACATGGTGCTAGAAAAAAAATAGCAAGTAATCCAAAGATAAAAGGCGGATGCTATGCGGGCGGGGGCAAGGTTGCCATTCACTGGCGAAATATGGTTAAACAAAACCAACCTATATCGGACGCGGTAAAACTTAAAAACTTTATTAAAGCATTACCGCCCCGATCATTATTACGTCATCACATAGCCGGCGACGTGGGGTTAGAGAAATAAAAAGTTTGACTATATAAGATAAAATCTATATCTATTGAGGGCGGGGTATTTTATCCCGCCTTTTTTAATGGAGTTTAAAATGTACTATTATCAAATCCAATTTAAGCAAAAAGACCGCCTTGACTGTTATACAAAGTTTGAAACCCTTCGAGAGTGTAAGCGACAATATTTTAAAAGGATTGAACGCGCAAACTTAGTCAAAAAACAAGACGTTGAGGAAATTGTAGTTTGTAGGGGAAATAAGATCTACGGCTATTACAATGCGGATTTTACACGAGACAAATCTAAACCCGTTTTTGTTCACAATATATTTTATGGACTAGATTAAACCCTACCATATAACGCGATTAAAGGCCGTTTTTAGACGGCCTTTTTTTATTTGCTTATAACAGTAAATCAAACCCGCCACCGCCCCTCTTTGACCCCGTAGAACGTACCGTGAGCCGTGGACCGCGGGGGATGGTGCATTGTCCTTTACCGGTCACCGCCTACCGCGCACCGCGCACCGGTCGCCGCCTACCGCGCACCGGTCGCCGCCTACCGCGGACCGACTACCGCGGACCGTCTACAATTAAAAACGAATCACTTGTAAATTTTCTTTACCAACTACCGGTCGCCGNCTACCGCGGACCGATAAAAAACGCGTGGGACCCCCGAATATCGGGTCATTTTTCCATCATCAAAAACCATGAAAAACGGCAAAAAATCGACGGCCCCCGGTGCGTCGGCACGAGGGCTAGGGCTATGTTTCTCTCAAATATTTCACCGTAAAAACGAACAGCTATTTACTATTAAGAAAAAATGGTTATTTTAAGGGTCAGGGGCCCCCGATGAATGTACCGATAAACCATCTGAATGAAGACAAGCTTTTGAAGCTTGAACTGCGGTTAGCGCAGCTTGAAAAGAATGATGCGTGTAAAGATAATTTTTTAACTTTTGTTCGATCTATGTGGCCTGAGTTTATAGCGGGGAGGCATCATCATATTATTGCGGACAAGTTGGAGCGGGTTGCGAGCGGCGAGTTAAAGCGTTTGATTATCAACATGGCACCGCGGCACACGAAGAGTGAGTTTGCGTCTTTTTTGTTTCCTGCGTGGATGATGGGCCGTAATCCGCGAATGAAGATTATTCAGGCGACGCACACGACGGATTTGGCGGTAAATTTTGGTCGTAAGACGAAGAATTTGATTGACAGTGATGATTATAAGACAGTTTTTCCTGAGGTTAAGTTAGCTGCGGACAGTAAGGCGAGTGGTCGGTGGGATACGTCTAGTGGTGGGATGTACTATGCGGTTGGTGTTGGGTCGAATTTGGCGGGTCGTGGTGGGGATTTAGTAATTATTGATGATCCGCATTCGGAGCAGACGGCTATGTCTAATTCTGGTTTTGATGATGCTTGGGATTGGTATACTGGGGGCCCCCGACAGAGGTTACAGCCGGGTGGGAGTATAGTTTTGGTACAGACGCGGTGGTCGGAGAAGGACATGACGGGTCAGTTATTGAGGTCTATGGCTAAAGATCCGTTAGCGGATCAGTGGGAGGTAGTGGAGTTACCGGCTATTTTTGAGGATGGCAAGGCGTGTTGGCCGGAGTTTTGGAGTTTGGATGATTTGACCGCGGTCCGCGCTTCTATTCCGTTGAGCAAGTGGAATGCGCAGTATCAGCAGAATCCTACTGGTGAGGAGAATGCGATTATACCTCGTGAGTGGTGGAAGAAGTGGGAGAAGGAGAAGATTCCGCAGTTACAGTATGTGATACAGAGTTATGATACGGCATTTAGTAAGCGGGAGACGAGTGACTATAGTGCGATAACGACGTGGGGGGTATTTTTTCCTGAGGAGTCGGGAGCTCCTAATTTAATTTTGTTGGACAGTCAGAAGGGTCGTTGGGATTTTCCTGAGTTGAAGGGGATGGCGTTTGAGTTATGGGAGTATTGGGAGCCTGACGCGGTGATAGTGGAGGCTAAGGCGAGTGGGTTGCCGTTGACGCAGGAGATGAGGCAGACGGGGATACCTGTGGTAAATTTCACGCCAAGTAAGGGGAATGACAAGGTAACGCGGGTTCATGCGGTTAGTCCGTTATTTGAGGCGGGGATGGTTTGGGCCCCTGACGAGACGTGGGCTGAGGAGTTGATAGAGGAGGTGGCTGCGTTTCCGAATGGGGAGTATGATGATTTGGTGGATAGCATGACACAGGCGTTAATGAGGTATCGTCAGGGTAATTTTGTACAATTACCAACAGATGACTGGCATGATGAGGAAAATTCTGTTAAGGTGAAGGCGTATTACTAAAAAGGTAAGGCACAAAATAAGAATGTCCAAAGGTCTTGAATATTATATACCGCCTGAAATGAGAAAACAGGTGCAATTTGCGTTAGGTTTAAACCCTGTGGAGGCTTTTAAAAGCGCAGGGGATAAATTTGGTAAGTTTATAGATTCGGGGGGTAAGGATCTTAGGTCTGGTGCAGAGGGTGTAATTGATACTCTTACTATGGGGGCGGCTCCTCTTGCACGGGGTATTATGAGTCTTAGAAAACCTATTGAAAAAGTTTCTACAGAAGGTATTGAAGCTTTAGGAGATTTATTTTCGATTTCTACAAAAAAATTCGATCCAACACCAACTACTTATTATAGAGGAGAAAGCGGAGGTAGATCCGCAGAAAAGTTTGACCCTGAGGGTAGAGGTACTTACATTTCAAAAAGTCCAGAGCATGGTGCCTCGTATACGTTTGGTGTAGACGATAAGGGAAGGGCTATTTATTCGGATGGAGCGACTGTATATAAAGTACGTTTAGATGAAAACGCAAGAATTTTTGATTATGCCAACCCTAAAAATTTTAAATTTATAGAAGAATTTTATGAAAAAAATAAAAAAAAGATAAATCAGTTTAGACAAAAAAAAGAAGATAATTTTTTTGAAAAAATAAAAAGAGGCAATTTTGATGTTATAGAAAACCCTTTTAGGGATGGTACGCCTGCTTTTGAAGATTTTTTAAAAACCAAAGGATTTGATGGACATACCACGGGTGAACCCTTTACAAAGTCATCAGGAGAACAGGTAATAGCGGGAAACGTGAAGGTCTATAACGCAGAGGACATTATTTCAGCGTTTGATCCTTTAGTTCAAGGTAAAGCTCAAGGCGGTTTAGCGACAATAGACCATGAAGCGCGGGATATGTTCCGTAAACCTAAAGGAATAGCAAGTTTAACAGTGTAGAGGACAAAACATGGCTGAAAAAGTTGGAAGTTTAATGGACAAGAATGTCCCTTCGCAGTTGGATGAAGCTGATTTGATGGCGGAGATAGAGCTTGAGATACCTAGCACGGACGACGGTCCGCTGCTCATGGACCCTGATATTGAGATAGAGATTACGGAAGAAGAGGACGGGGGAGCTACTATTGATTTTGATCCTGAGGAAGAGCGGGAGGAAGTTGGGTTTACGGAGAATTTAGCGGAAGAAATTTCTGATATGGAGTTGGGTCGTATTTCTTCGGATTTACTGGGGGAGTTTGACGCTAACAAGGCTAGTCGTCAGGAGTGGGAGGATGCGTATACTGATGGTTTGGAGCTTTTAGGTTTTAATTATCAGGAGAGGTCGCAACCGTTTCGCGGTGCGAGTGGCGTGACGCATCCTTTGTTGGCGGAGGCTGCTACGCAGTTTCAGGCGCAAGCTTTTAATGAGTTATTACCTTCTTCTGGTCCTGTTCGGACGGTGATTATGGGGGAGAGAACGCGGGCCAAGCAGGAGCAGTCTGAGCGGGTTCGTCATTTTATGAACTACTATGTTACGAATGTGATGGAGGATTACACGCCTGACATGGATCAGATGTTGTTTTATTTACCATTAGCGGGAAGTACGTTTAAGAAGATTTATTTTGATGAGGTAGCGGGCCGTGCTATGAGCAAGTTTGTGCCTGCGGAGCAGTTGATTGTACCTTATGACACGTCGGATTTGGACAACTGTCCGAATGTAACGCATATTGTTCGCATGGGTTTGAACGACTTGAGGAAGCAACAACTTGCGGGAATTTATTTAGACATGGATGTTATTCCTGCACAGGGGGATGTATCGGAAGTTCAAGGGGAGATAAACAGAATATCTGGTGTGGAACCTTCTCAGATTGACTATGACTGTACGTTATTGGAGTGTCATGTTGATTTAGATTTAAAAGGTTTTGAAGAGGTGGATGACGAGGATGAGCCTACAGGGGTGAAGCTTCCTTACATTGTTACTATTTCTCAGGATAACGGCAAGATATTGTCTATAAGGCGTAATTACAAAGAGGATGACAGCCTAAAGAGAAAGATACAATATTTTGTACATTTTAAATTTTTACCGGGCTTTGGGTTTTATGGCTTAGGTTTGATACATACGATTGGCGGACTCTCGCGAACCGCCACGGCGGCACTGAGGCAGTTAATCGACGCGGGTACGTTATCAAATCTCCCTGCGGGCTTCAAGGCCCGTGGTCTACGGATCCGTGATGACGAGGAACCGCTTCAGCCGGGTGAATTTAGGGATGTAGATGCACCCGGTGGGGCTATCAGGGATAGCCTCATGCCATTGCCGTTTAAGGGTCCCGACCAAACTTTATTTAATTTATTAGGGTTTGTGGTACAGGCGGGTCAAAGGTTTGCGACGATTACCGATATGAAGGTTGGGGATGGCAATCAGCAGGCAGCGGTTGGTACGACACTGGCTTTATTGGAGCAGGGTAGCCGTGTGATGAGTGCGGTACATAAAAGGCTTCATTATGGTATGCGGTTGGAGTTTAAACTGTTGGCAAAGGTTATGGCGGAGTTTTTACCGCAGGAGTATCCTTACGCAGTTGAGGGTCAGGATCAAAAGATCATGGCGGAAGATTTTGACAATAAAATTGATATTCTTCCGGTATCTAATCCGAATACGTTTAGTCAGGCGCAAAGAATAGCTTTGGCGCAGACAAAGATGCAGTTAGCGACGCAGGCTCCAGAGATACATAATATGTATGAGGTGTACCGGGATATGTATGAGGCGATTGGTGTATCGGATGTGGATAGGCTATTAAAGTCTATGCCGGATGAGGAACCGCGGCCCTTGGACCCTGCACAGGAGAACATTAATGCTATGGACATGATGACGTTGAAAGCGTTTGAGGGTCAGAACCATCAGGCGCATATTCAGGCGCACTTGGTATTTGGGTCATCACCGTTGGTGGGTTCTGTTCCTCCTGTGGCGGCAACATTGCAGAAGCACGTTTTGGAACACGTCAAGATACAGGCGGAGGAGCAAGCGAAAGCTCAGATGGCGCAAGTGGCTCCAATGCCTGCGGAGTCTCAAGAGTTGCAATATCAGGCTATGGTGGCTCAGTTAGTGGCGCAAGGTATGCAGCAGGCTAAGGAGCTATCGGGACAAATATCTGGTCAAGGTCCTGATCCTCTGGTAAAACTAAAAGAGCAGGAGCTACAGATTCGGGCACAGGCTGAACAGAATGACGCAAATACGGACAAGGCCAAGTTACAGTTGGACGCACAAAATCAACAGATTAGAGCGGATCAGTTTGGTAGAAGGTTAGCAAGTCAACAGGCTCAGACGGAGGCTAGGATACAAAGCGCAATGGAACGAGAACTATTAAAACAGAGAGGAAAATAAAATGGCAAAAGTGAGAATAGTTACGAACACACCGGGAGCTGCACCGAAAGCTTCTACTTCGGCTGAGATAAAAGGTCAGGGCCGTATTCCTTATGGAAAGACTAAGGAGGTAAAAGTACCTACTAAGATGGCTAAAATGACCGCTAGAGGTATGGGCGCGGCTACAAAAGGTGGTAGCTACATAGGTGTCGTGTAAAAAAATTTAAAAAATAATTTTAATAAGGGAGGGGTAAGTTACATAAGTTTAAAGAAAGGTTCTGATGGTACTTGGGGATATAGTAACGGGGATCCAACTAGTTAAACAAAGTGTGGCTTTTATAAAGGATCAAATATCTACAGCTAAAGATATTTCGGCTATTGCGTCGCAGATAGATGATTTGTTTGAAGGTAAAAGTCAATTAGATAAAAAAAGATCTAAAAAAGATGGGGTCAGTATAGCTGACCAATTTGGGGTAAAAAGTGTTGCTAATGAAATTATTGATGCAAAGTTAGCTGCGGAAGAACTTTATAATGTAAGTGTATTAGTAGATCAACGATTTGGGCACGGGACATGGCTAACTATATTGACGGAAAGAAACAAAAGAATTGAAGCAGCAAAAGAAGCTAGAAAAGAAGCTATAAAGGTAAAGAAAAAACAGCAAGAAGAAATTATGGAGATATTAGGTTATTTTATTATGGGTTTATGCGTCATAGCCTTAATAGTAGCAGTTTTATTTGCGGTAGTGTCTTTTGCAGATGTTTTAATAACGGGAGATTTTAATGGAAATTGAAGATTTTTTACTGTATATTTTAGTTTTAACAGCTTTCTTTTGGGCAACGCATTTCCCCCCAAAATGGTTGTTTATTAAATAATGGGAAAGAGATCGGATTTTATTCGTATTGAACGGGATTTTTATCCCACTCCCTTAAAAGCGCTTGAACCTTTATTACCTCATTTAGATGATTACACTTCCTACGCGGAGCCTATGGCGGGAGATGGGTCTTTAATAAAGGGGTTAAGTCAAATGTCGGATTTATCTTGTGAATGGTCTTCGGACCTTGAACCGCGAGGACCGGACATAAAGCAAGCGAATATTTTTGATATAACCCTTACAGAGATAAGTATTGATACGGACGTAATTATTACCAACCCTCCTTGGTCTAGGGAAACTCTGCATCAATGTATTATGCACTTATCCGCTATAAGGCCCTCGTGGTTATTGTTTGATGCGGATTGGATGCACAATGTATCGGCTAAACCCTTTTTACCTTTTTGTCATAAGATACAAAGCGTTGGTCGTGTGAAGTGGTTTCCTGAATCAAAGCATACGGGAAAAGACAATGTTTGTTGGTATTTATTTGACCAAAGTAAAAAATCGCATACGGTAGAGTTTTACCCTAGAGGTTGGCTTTAACATTTTTTTATGATAAAAAGGTACACATGACACAGAAAAAATTGCAAAAAGGGTCTGCTTGGGAGAATGCGGACCTAGATAACAACGGTGTTATCACCGACGGTGAGATGGCTATGGCTGCTAAGATGGAGCAGTTGCAACATCAACGTGAGATGCACCAGAATTTAGATAAAATGCAAGACCAACAACGTATGATGGCGTGGGTTGCTATGAGTTCAATGGTTTTGTTTGTTGTGGTTATGATGACTCCTATTATTGATATAGATAGAGTAAATCAACTATCCGGGTTTTTAAACACCTTCTTTGTTAGTCAAGCTGCTGTGGTTTCTGTCTTTATGGGTGCTACCGCTTACTCTAAACGTAACAATGATATATCGGTGCAAGCAAAATGAAATACTTAAAAGATATTACAATTTGTATTATGGGCGTTTCTTTAATGGGAATTTTAGGTCTTATTGTGGTTGATGAGTTTATGATGGCAAGTCAACATGGGGGTAAGCTAGATCCGTCTATAATTGAGCTACTTCAGATGAGTATAACAGGGATAGTGGGAATTGTTGCGGGTTGGGCATCAGCAAGAGGAGATAAGTAATGCCAGATAAAAAAATAAAAAAAGTTATAAAAGGTTTAAATAAAGCTTCAAAACTTCATGCAGGGCAAGCAAAAACATTAAAAACCGTTTTAAAAACAAAAAGGCGGAAGTAATGAGTTTATTAAATACTTTAATAGCTCCTGCAACCCAGTTACTAGATAAGTTTATAGAAGACAAAGATCAAAAAAACGCCTTGGCTCACGAGTTAGCAACTATGGCGGATAAGATGGCTAATGAGCAAGTGTTAGCTCAACTAGAGATAAACAAAGCGGAAGCATCCTCAGGAAGTTTGTTTAAAGGCGGATGGAGGCCCGCTGTGGGTTGGATTTGTGCCATTGCTTTTGCGTATCATTTTGTTTTACAGCCTATAACTATTTTTGTTTTAACGGTGGTGGGCATAGGTATACCTACTTTGCCAAAGTTTGAAATGTCTACGCTCCTTACTGTTTTGGGAGGATTATTAGGAATTGGTGGATTACGCAGCTATGAGAAAACAAAGGGGTTAACAAAATGAGAGAGAATTATCAAAAGTGTTTAGAAAAGATTTTGCATCACGAGGGCGGTTATGTAAACCATCCTCGCGATCCCGGTGGCGAGACTAATCTTGGAGTGACTAAGAGAGTATACGAAGAATGGGGTGGCAATAAAAATATGCGGGATCTTACGGTAGAAGACGTGGCTCCTATTTACCAAGTAAACTACTGGCTAAAAGCTAAATGCGACGAACTTCCTTCAGGGCTTGATCTTGCGGTGTTTGATTGGAGTGTAAACAGTGGGGTAGGTCGAGCGGCTAAGAAGTTACAAAAGATGATAGGTACAGTGGCGGATGGCGGTATTGGTCCAAATACCTTAAAAACTTTAGATGAGTACATTGAACACCACGGTTTAGAGCAAACTATTAAGAACTATAAAAACATAAGACAAGCCTTTTATGAGTCTTTGTCTACGTTTTCGACTTTTGGCAGGGGGTGGACCAGAAGAAACGATGAAACACAGAAAGCAGCTTTAGAGATGATTTAACACTATTAAAGGGGAGGACTATGGCTAATATATATATACCAAAAGACGAAGAGGAAATTTTCGCACCTTTTAGCCCTATACTGGGCTACAAAAAAATGTCTCCAAGCTTTGTTGAAAAGCTTAACAACACAATGAATGACAAAATGGAGGATTGGTCCCACAATTTAGTGGGTAAAGTTTCTCACGAATTAAAATTTACGAAGGAACTAGAGAACGATTGGGCTAAGGAGTTGGGTACTTTTTTAATGAAGTATCAAAGCCATGCTGAATTATATACCTCAATGGGTCAAAGAAACATACAACCGGATGTTTTAAATTACAGCGTAGACGTTACAAGCGGTTGGTTTGTTCGACAGTTTGAGAATGAGTACAATCCTATTCACGTTCACTTAGGTTCATATCTATCCTGTGTGGGGTATTTAAAGTTACCTGAGGGGATAGACGAAGAGTGGGAAGAAGATTATAAAGACCACCACCCTTCTAACGGACATATACAATTTGTTTATGGTCACGCGGCAAACCATACGGGGTCTAATTGTCTGATGAAACCTCAAGTAGGCGATTTTTATGTTTTTCCTGCTCATTTGCATCATTGCGTCTATCCATTTAAAACAAAAGGAGAGAGGCGTAGTTTTAGTGTGAACTTCACAATATCGGCAACACCTAAAGTCAATGAAGAAGAAAAAGGCTAAACACCCTTGATTATTTTATATTTTTCTACATAATCCTATATATAAATGCAATTTTATAGGATTTTATTGGCAAATGAGTGATATTTTTGTTGCAGAAGCTGTTATTAGGCTTATAAAGGATCATAGGCAAACTGTGGTTGACCAATTAAAGTATGGAAATGTGAAGTCTATGGAGCATTACCGTGAATTAATGGGTAACTTAGATGCCTTAAATTATGTTGAACAGGAACTCAAGAGCCTGCTAAATAAACAGGAGCGAAACGATGAATAAAAGTGCTACCGTAGAGGCTACTGGTGCGCCAGAAGCTGTTGCAGATCTTTCAGAGGCATATCAAGAAAAGAAGTTTTTGAACCCAGAGGCTTTGGGGGATACTCTTTTGGACCGAATGCCTAGCCCAACGGGTTGGAGGATTTTAATTTTACCGTATAAAGGTAAAGGTAAAACAGAATCAGGTATTTACTTACCCGATCAAGTTGTAGAACAAACCCAAGTATCAACTCAAGTAGGTTATGTCCTTAAAATCGGATCTCTTTGTTATCAAGACAAGGAAAAGTTTCCTTTTGGGGCATGGTGCAAGGAAAAGGATTGGGTAATTTTTGCTCGTTATTCCGGGTCTAGGTTCAACATTGATGGGGGTGAAGTTAGAATACTTAATGACGATGAGGTTTTAGCTAAAATTAAAAATCCAGAGGATATTTTGCACTTTTAGGAGGTAGTAATGGCAGAAGATAAACAAATAGAGTTAGAATTAGATAGCTCCACGGACGTAGAGGTGGAGGTTCCCCAAGAGGAGGGAAAGGAAAGTCCTGTAGAAACGGCTAGAGAGGCTTCGGATCAGGATCAATTTGAAAAAGCAGAGTCTGCAACTCAAAAACGTATTAATTCGCTTACAAAGAAGATGCGAGAGGCGGAAAGACGGGAACAGGAAGCTGTAAATTATGCTAAAAACATACAAAATGAGTCTAATACCCTCAAAGCCCGCCTTAACAACTTAGATTCTAGCTATATAAATGAATATGATAATCGTGTTCAAAGTCAAATGTCTCAAGCAGAAAAAGATTTAGCGAGAGCTATGGAGATAGGTGATTCGCAAGCAGCGGTTGTAGCAAACAAGCAGATTGCGGAACTTTCTGTACAGAATAGTCAATTAAATCAGGCTAAGGCACAACAAGAGCGTCAGAAGGCGGTAAATCAACAGCAGGCTTACGCGCCTCAACAGTATAATCAGCCTGTACAGCAACAACAACAGGTGAAAAGGCCCGATCCAAAAGCAGAGGATTGGGCGAGTAACAATGATTGGTTTGGACAAGATGAGGCCATGACTTTTGCGGCTTTTGGCATACATAAACGCCTTGTAGAAGAAGAAGGGTTTGACCCCAGAAGCGATGAGTATTATACTGAGTTAGATCGACGTATTGAAGATAAGTTTAATATGCCGACTAAAGGCACAAGCAGAAGACCCGTTCAGACTGTTGCTAGTGTTTCACGAAGTTCTGGACGCAGTAGTGGGAAGAAGGTTAGACTCACCCCTAGCCAAGTTGCAATAGCAAAGAAATTGGGTGTGCCGCTTGAAGAATATGCGAAATACGTTAAGGAGTAATTTTATGAGCATTGAAAATATAGATCAACCAATTAAGAGAACTTCTCGCGCAAATGAAACCAGAGAGAAGACGGCTAAACGCAGGCCGTGGGCTCCACCCTCCATGTTAGAGGCTCCACCTGCACCCGACGGTTTTCGACATCGTTGGATTAGGGCAGAAACTCGCGGATTTGATGACTCTAAGAATATTAGTGCTAAAATGCGTGAGGGTTGGGAATTAGTTCGTAAGGATGAGTTTCCTGACTTTGAATCCCCTGTTATTGAATCAGGTAAGTATGAAGGAGTTTTTGGTGTTGGAGGATTGATGCTTGCTCGCATCCCTATGGAAACAGTAAAAGAACGGTCTGATTATTTTTCTTCAAAAAATCACGATCAAATGCAAGCTGTGGACTATGATATGATGCGGGAGAATGCACATTCAACCATGACGATCTCTAAACCAGATCGTCAATCTCGTGTAACTTTCGGTGGTCCCCCAAGAAATAATAAAGGTTAGGACTACCTCAATTTAGAGGAAGATAAATTCTATGGCTAATACAGATACCTCATATGGTTTACGCCCTATTTCCAGACAAGGCTCTTCAGTCTCGTCTACGGGTATGACAGAGTATCGTATAGCATCTGACAACACCAACCCAATCTTTCAAGGCATGGCGGTTATTCCGTTAGCTGCGGGAGTAATTGACGATCTACAGGCAGCAGCCGGTGGAAACGTCAGTATTGCGGGGGTATTTGGCGGATGTGAATACGTTTCGGACACTACGGGAAAACCCGTATTTTCCAATTTTTGGCCCGGTTCTGGGGCGGATTCAGATTTTCCCGTCAGAGCTTTTTTGTATGATGACCCGAATCAGTTGTTTCGTATCGCTACGTCTAATGTAGTTGCTGCGGCAAACACTGAGGCGGAAATTCGTGCAGCGGTCTTTGCGAACATTGCGTTTGCAACGGGCAATAGCGGGTCCACCTCGAATGGTGTTTCTTCTGCAACTGCGGATTTAAACACTATCGCAACTACCAACACTTTGGCTCTTAGAATTATGGGTATCTTAGACGATCCTGCTAACTCTGACTTCACTGCTGCGGGTATTCCATTAATTGTTCGTATAAACAACCACTTCAATGCGCCTACGGGTTCCATTGCTGCTGCCACTGTTTCTACAACTGGCGTATAAGGAGCTTAAAATATGGCTATAACTCGCGCACAATTAGCGAAAGAGCTTGAACCGGGCCTTAACGCCTTGTTTGGACTAGAGTATGATCGTTATGAAAACGAGCATTCTGAAATCTTTGAAGAAGAATCATCAGACAGAGCTTTTGAAGAAGAAGTGATGCTTGGCGGTTTCTCAACGGCACCTGTAAAGTCAGAGGGTGGAGCAATTAGTTTCGACGATGCACAAGAAACCTACACTGCTAGGTACACGCATGAAACTATTGCGTTAGCGTTCTCTATAACGGAAGAAGCGATTGAAGATAATCTTTATGATCGTCTAGCTTCTCGTTATACGAAAGCGTTAGCTAGATCTATGGCTCAGACAAAGCAGATAAAAGCAGCAGCTATTTTGAATAATGCTTTTACTGCGGGTGCTAGTGCAATAGGAGATGGCGTAGCTTTATGCTCCAATGCACACCCTTCCATGTCAGGGAACCAAACTAATCTTTTAGCAACTGCGGCAGATCTCAACGAGACTTCTTTAGAGCAGATGTTAATAGATGTGGCAGGTTTTACTGATGAGCGAGGGCTTAAAATTGCGGTCAGAGGAATGAAATTAATTATTCCAAAAGAATTGCAGTTTATTGCAGAGAGAGTAATGAACTCTAATCTGCGTTCAGGAACAGCGGATAACGATATTAACGCCAACAGAAGCATGGGTATGCTTCCTGAAGGTGCCGTCGTTAACCACTTTTTGACGGACACAGATGCTTTCTTCATTAAGACTGATGCTCCAAACGGTTTCAAAATGTTTAACAGAGCTGCTATAAAAACAGCTATGGAAGGTGATTTTGATACTGGAAACATGAGATTTAAAGCTCGTGAAAGATATTCTTTCGGTGTTTCCGATTGGAGATCTGTATTCGGTACTCCGGGTGCATAAATAAAAATAATAAGAGGCGACACTTGTCGCCTCTTACTTTTTACTGTATAATCTCCTCAGAAGATAATCTTCTGACAACCGTGCAATGCGGTTGACATTTGCCAAGACAGGAGAGTGTACATGGCTAATACTACATTTACAGGAGCAGTTCGCTCTGAAAACGGTTTTAAAGTCGTTTCCAAAAATGCAACAACTGGTGCATATACGGATGTTGCTTCTATTGCTTCAACGGGTATTGTAACCAACAAATTTGTAAAGCACGTTGGCTTCGCAACTGGCGTTACAGTAAACAGCACAGCAGGTGACAGCCCCGCAATCGGTGAGTTTACTCAACCCGCAAACACAATCATAACTGATATTAAGATTTTTTGTGACGTTGCTCCAGTTATCGGAACAGGAGACATTGGGTATGAGGTTGGAACATCTAGTTCAGGTGCTCAAATTGTTGCTGCGGTAACAGATGAGATTCTGGATGGCGGTACAACAGTTGTTGTACACAACGTAACAACGACAACTCTCGTTGTACAGACGCAGAGTGGAACAACTGCTCCTGCATCTGTTCAGTATACAGACACCGAAAGAACTATTTTCTGCAACATCACTAACACCGTTGATGCGACAACAGCAGGTTCGTTTACGTTCATTGTTGAGTATGTGCAGATTGCATAATTTAACTAGGTGGGGGTAAAACCTCACCTATACATTAGGAGAAATTAATGGCAGATGCAGTTACTTCACAGACCTTGATAGATGGTCCCCAAACTGCTGTAATGAAATTTACAAATGTTTCAGATGGTTCAGGCGAAGCTGCCGTCAAAAAAGTAGATGTAAGTGCTTTAAGCAATAGTGCAAGTGGTCTTACTTGTACGGGTGTTGTTATAGAGAAAATGTGGTGGCAGTGTATTGGCATGAAGGTAAAACTGCTCTTTGATGCTACTACAGATGCTTTTTGTATTGAGTTAGGTGAAAATCAAAGTGGTCATCACGATTATACTAGCTTTGGCGGATTAACTAACAATGCAGGTTCTGGAGTCACGGGAGATATTATGTTTACCACCGTGGGGCACACTAGTGCAGATACTTACACTATTATTTTGTATATGCGAAAAAAGTATGGCTAGTGTTTTAAAAGTTTTTTAGGAGGGTCAAATGTCTTCTACAAGAAAAAAAACTACTATGCCAAAAAGAAACAAAAAGAACTTTCGTGCCACTGAAAAAGGGGCGGGGATGACGGAAGCAGGCGTAAAAGCTTACCGTAGAAAAAATCCCGGTTCTAAATTAAAAACAGCCGTAACTAAGAAAAAAAACTTAACTAAAACGGAAAAAGGTAGAAGAAAATCTTTTTGCGCTAGGTCAGCGGGACAGATGAAAAAATTTCCAAAGGCTGCTAAAGATCCTAATAGTCGGTTACGGCAAGCTAGAAAGAGGTGGAGATGTTGATTTCAAGAAGTAAAATACCTAAAGGTGTAAGTTACTTCAGAAAGGGAGGAGCAGCTTCAAAGAAGTCAAAAGGAAGTAAAATTTGTCCAGAAGGAAAAGCTTGGGCAAAAAGAACTTTTGACACATACCCTTCGGCTTATGCTAATTTAGCTGCTTCAAAGTATTGTAAAGACCCTAATTATGCTAAAAAGTCAAAAGGTGGTAAGAGAAAGGGTCGTTGATGGGTGAGTTAAAGAAATGGGTTAATCAGAAGTGGGTAAGGATCGGTACAGATGGTGAAATCAAAGGTAAATGCGGTACTTCAAAGAATAAAAAAAACCCTGACAGGTGTCTTCCAATGGCTAAGGCTAAAAGCTTATCTAAAGAAGAAAGAGCCTCCACTGCCCGTAAAAAAAAGAAAGAGGGTCGTAAGGGGAAAACCGTTGTAAAAAATACAAAAACTGCTACCGTTAAGTATATGTCTAAAGGAGGAGATCCTTCTGAGACAACTGCGAAAAGACCCTTTCGAGGTAAAACTCCTCGTGGGACAGTAGTGGCTAGAGGCTGTGGAGCAGTTTTAAGTAGTAAACGCAAAAAAACAAAAGGATCAGTATCGTGAAAAAAATGAAGAAAAAAGGTTACGCTAAAGGCGGAGTTGCTAAAAGAGGTGCCGGTGGTCCAATGAAGAAAAAAGGCTACGCTAAAGGCGGAGTTGCTAAAAGAGGTGCCGGTGGTCCAATGAAGAAAAAAGGCTCTGCTAAAGGTGGACTTATGAAAATGAAGCGTGGCGGTTCAGTAAGGAAAAAATAAATAAATGCCTTTCTTACAAAGCAACATACCGCATTTTAAGTGTTGGGTTCGTCGGGAGTATACAGTTAATCACGAAAGGTATCATGGCGAATTTCTTCATGCTATGGTTATTGCGGTAACAACGATGCCTAATCGTTGTTTAAGTTTTCAAGTAATCTTTACGGGATGTGAAGCGGATGAAGAAGGGGATCCAAATGTTCATGGTGGTGCAATGTGGGCTAGGATGCCTATAACCGCTTTGGTCGCGGACGAGGCTTTTGAGGAGTGGCCTAAGGCTATGGCAGTACATGAAGCTCAACCGTGGGACTGTCCTTCGCATACTCACGCGGTCTATATTTTGGACAGAGCCACACCTTGCCCTTGGATGGCAAAGATAGACGGAAGATTTTTTCCTGCTAAGTATATGTTTACTGTAGATTACACCGACACGGATGTTGCGGATGATCCCGCTCAACATAAACAAGCTCACGTTATGCAATTATTAGGCGCGTTGGATGAGGATGATACGGAAGCCGTGTGGAAGGGAAATATTGTAGCGTTGCCAAATAATCGTGTGAGAGTCACGCACCCGGCTTGGTTTGAAATGGGTGAGGGGGCTCCAGATTTTAAACCTTCTCAACATATACATTACTCAAAATCTGACTTAGACTATACGTTAGATGTAAATAAAATATTTAATAATATTTATAGCGAGGAATGAGATGACGATTTCAAATAGTGTAGATTTTGAATTAGATGTAGTAGAATATATAGAAGAAGCTTTTGAGCGTTGTGGTCTTGAGGTTCGTACAGGGTATGATCTTAAAACTGCCCGACGTTCTCTCAATCTTATGTTAGCAGAATGGGCAAATCGTGGTTTAAATCAATGGACCATTAAACAGAGAACACTTGATTTAGTTCAATCGGATGGGGAATACGACTTAGGTGCGGATGTTATAGATATTTTGTCGGTAGTTGTTAGACGCGGGAGTACGGACTTTTCCGTAGAGAGGGTAAGTAGAGATACGTTTATTTCTATACCGAATAAAACTACCGAAGGTCGAACAAGTCAATTTTTCTTAGATAGACAAGTAACGCCTAATTTAAAAATATGGCCTATTCCAGAAAATAGTACGGATGTAATTCGTTATGATGCCTTAACCCGAATTAATGATGCAGATACCCAAATAAATACGATGGACGTTCCTTTTAGGTTTTATCCTTGTTTAGCAGCGGGTCTGGCTTATTATATTTCTATGAAAAGAGCCCCAGAACGAATACAGTTATTAAAAGCAGCCTATGAGGAAGAGTTTCAAAGAGCTATGACGGAGGATAGAGATAGAGCTTCGTTTAATGTTGTGCCTCAATATCAATATTTTAGGACTACTTGATGACAAAATATGCTAGTGGAAAAAGATCGTATGGAATATCGGATCGCTCTGGGTTCAGGTATCGTTATTCGGATTTGCGTAAAGAATGGAATGGAGCGGTTGTGGGCTTTGACGAGTTTGAACCGAAACAGCCTCAATTATTTCCTTCAAGAAAAGTTTTTGATCCACAGGCTTTGAAAGATGCTAGACCTGAATCTCCGGACACAAATACAACCTTTCAAGTTAAGACAACAAATGGTATAGTTAGCTTAGGGAATGGTAACTTTGCAACATACGGTGTTGCAGAATTACCTTCTAAGATAAAAATTACAGAGGCTCTCGTTTCAAGCGTAGGGACAGTGACGGTGACTACATGAGTTTTACATTAACAACATTACGCGACGCTATAAAAAATTATTCAGAAAACAATGAAACAAGTTTTGTGAATAATTTAGATTTGTTTATTAGATTAACCGAAGAAAGAATTTTAAAAACAGTACAATTAAATGTTTTTGAGAAAAACGTATCAGGCACTATGACTTCTAGTAATCAGTACCTAGCTTGTCCTAGTGATTTTTTAGCACCAAATTCTTTGACTATCACTAATAGCAGTAGTTACAGTTACTTACAATTTAAAGAAAAAGAGTTTGTACAAACTTTTACGCCTAATCCTGCTACCACAGGGGTTCCACGGTATTACGCTCAATTTGATGTAGATAACTTTGTAATAGCTCCTACGCCCAATAGTGGGTTCACCGTAGATCTTAGTTATTTTTACAGACCTGCAAGCCTATCCGAAAGCACTATTACGTTTACGGTAAGCAGTAGTGCTTCTTTCACGGTTGGCGAGACTGTTACAGGGGGTACTTCTGGTTCTACTTCTAAGATTACTGCAAAACCTTCTAGCACAACGATGTCGGTTATTGTGCCCTTAGATGCGTTTACTGCTACAGAAACCATTACAGGGGGTACTTCTGGGGCTTCTACGACGCTAACATCTTTTACTTCAGATACAACAGAATCATGGTTAAGTACCAATGCGGAGTTAGCTATGCTTTACGGGTCCTTAGTGGAATGTTATGTATATATGAAAGGTGATCCTGCTGTAATGAATATGTATAGTACCCGATTTATGGAAGCTTTAGGTAGATTAAAGAATCTTGGGGAGGCACAAGAAGTTATGGATGAGTATGTAATGGGTGAGATTAGAAAGGCTAGAACATAATGTTTACAGAAGCTTTAGGGATGAGCAATAATTTTTCGGTTGAAATACAGACAACTAATAATAGAGGTCAAACTCCCGAAGAAGTAGCGAAAAGATGCGTTAATAAAATAATTGGTGTATCGGAAACCGCGCATCCTGCAATAAGAGAGCAAGCTAATGCGTATCGTGCAGAAATGGAGAAAATTATTGCAATTTATATGGTACAGGCTATCAAGAGTGATAGAACCACGGTATATAATGCGATAAAAGATTCAGGAAATGAAAAACTAGCAGAATATATAAGGAGAATGTAATGGCTTTTACGGGAAATTTTTTGTGTACTTCTTTTAAAACAGAGCTTTTAAAAGGTGTTCATAATTTTACAGCAACTACAGGAAATACGTTTAATGTAGCACTCTATGACAATAGTGCTTCTTTTACAGCAGCTACAACAGCGTATACCTCAAGCAATGAAATAAGTGGTACTAACTACACTGCAAAAGGGCAAGCTCTTAACCCTGTTACGCCTACGGCTAGTGGTACAACAGCTTTAGTAGATTTTGCAGATGAGGTATTCAGTAATGTTACAATTAGTAGTGTTAGAGGTGCTTTAATATTTAATGATACAGCTACAGGAGATCCTTCTGTAGCGGTTTTAGATTTTGGTGCGGATAAGGCAGCTAGTAGTGGTGATTTTACTATTGTGTTTCCTACGGCTGATGCCAGTAATGCGATTATAAGGATTGCTTAATGTCGATTAATAATGTCGCTGCATTTCAAGGATGGAATAGTTCTTTAACTTCGTGGAACGCAGGGACATGGAATACTAATGTTGCTTACAATGTTACCGCAACAGGTTCGGTAGGAGCTACAACGGTTACAGGAGATGCTAGTGTTTCTGTTACGGGTGTAGCAGGTACATCTGCCGTAGGAGCTACAACGGTTACGGGGGAGGCTAATGTATCTGTTAGCGGTGTAGCGGGTACATCTGCCATTGGTTCGTCTACGGTAACGGGTGAGGCCAATATATCACCAACAGGGGTGTTAGGCACTACGGCTTTAGGTAATGTGTTTGAAACGCAGACAGGTGTAGCGGGAACGTCTGCGGTTGGTTCTGTCACCACTACAGGAGATGCTAGTGTTTCTGTTACGGGGGTAGCGGGCACTACCGCAGTAGGTAATACCTTTGAGACATTAAATGGTGTACAAGGGACGAGTGCCGTAGGCACTGTAACTATTACTGGTTTAGCGAATGTATCTGTAACAGGTGTTGCAGGAACAATGGCTATTGGAAGAGTGACCGAAACTATTTTACCGACTTGGGGAGAAATAATACCGGATCAGGTGCCAAGTTATGCTACTATTACGCCTAATCAGTCGCCAAGTTACAGTACAACAACTCCAAACCAAGATCCTTCTTGGATAGATAAAGCAGCGTGAGGATAATTAAATGGCAAGTGTATATACAAATGATTTAAGATTAGAAGAGATTGGTTCAGGAGAACAATCGGGAACGTGGGGGGATACCACGAATACTAATTTGGAGCTAATAGCAGAGGCTCTTAGCTTTGGCACTGAAGCCATAACAACGAATGCGGATACGCACACTTCAACCGTTGCTGACGGAGCGGCAGACGCAGCTAGAGCTATGTATATTAAGTACACAGGGACTTTAGATTCTACTTGTACGATAACAATAGGGCCAAATACCATTAGTCGTGTGCATATAATTGAGAACGCAACTTCTGGTTCACAAAGTATTATTATTAGTCAAGGTTCTGGAGCCAATGTTACTATTGGCACTGGTGCGGTAAAAATGGTTTATCTGGATGGAGCAGGTAGTGGGGCAGCAGTTACTGACGCTTTAGTAGATTTGGATCTTACTGGTACAACGACTGTGGCAACGCTTACTGCCTCTGGAGTGATAACAGGCTCTACCCTTGAGGCAACAGGTGATACTGCTGCAGGTGACAATGCTGCTATTGGATATACAAGTGCAGAAGGTTTGATCCTTACAGGTCAAGGTAGCACTAACGATGTTACAATTAAGAATGACGCTGACGCTGATGTAATAGAAATACCTACTGGTACAACCAATGTAACGGTAGTTGGTAACTTAGGAGTAGGTGGTACTGTTACAGGCACAGGTACATCTGTATTTGCCTCACTAGATATTTCAGGTGACATAGACGTAGACGGTACAACTAACTTAGATGTTGTGGACATTGATGGGAAAATTACACAGGCTTATGGAGGTGGTGGCGATTTTATAGCTGTTTTCCAAAACACTACAAGTGCAACTCCTTACGGAATCCACATTAAAGATGCGGCAAGTGGTGCAAATGGCTACCCTTTATTTC